GTTCTCCAGCCGGGGTAGCAAGACGTGCCCGATCTGCGAGGCTGATCCGGTGAAGAGAACGCGCCGGTTTGTTAGAAATGTGACCAAGTGACCTGCTATGGGAAGAGGAAGGCCTAGTTCATACACTGAGGAGATAGCGGAGGAGATCTGCAATCGATTGGCTGAGGGCCAAAGTGTGTATGAGATATCTCGTAATGAGTGGATGCCACATATCAGAACGGTCTACCGGTGGCTTGAAGATAATGAGGATTTTCGCCACCAATACGCCCGCGCACGAGAAATGCAGGGGTACACTCATGCTGGTATGGCAATAGAAACTGCAAGGACAGCTCAGGATGCTGGACTTGGCCGACTAGCCTACGATGCGCTCAAATGGCATGCGTCTAAGCTTGTCCCGAAGGTCTACGGTGACAAGACTGAGGTTTCGGTCACCGGACCCAACGGCGGCCCGGTGCAGAGCGTAGCGGCGACAGTCTCAGTCACCGATCCGATCGAGGCGGCAAGGACGTATCAGAAGATCATGGGGGAAAACTGATTACTGCCGATCGGGTGAGTGCCATCCCTTCGGGGTTGCACGATCGTAATACTTCCCGTCAACGTAGCTCATTGCGTGTGGCACATCAGCTTTAGCTCCGGCGCACGCGAGCTGAGCGATCTTACCGGCAACGCTGCGAGGCGGAACGGTCTGAGATGGGCCGAACGAATGCGCGTCAGTGGAATAGATCATCATGTGGCCGGCGCAGTCGAACGAAATGCTTAACAGATCGTCCTCGGGCGAATAGACGGAAGCCTGGGCGCTACCGCTACGACCGTGCGTAATTTCTATAACGCGATAGATCAATCCGTTGTCTGCCTCGACCGACTGCGCAGCCTGTGCGCTCGAAAGTGTGGCGAGTGCGGCGGCAATAGCGATGAATGTGCGGCGCATTAGTGTTGTTCCCTCATCCTCTTAAGTTCATACAAAAGATCGCAGGCCAGGGCCTTCATTTTCACCCGGTCAGCAATGAGCGATCGACGATCGTACCACCATGCCACGCCCATGCAGATAAAGACGACGATCGACCAGGGCATTGCTATCATCCGATCGGGTGAGAAAACAGCACCTGGTTGCCATGGACCGAGAAGTCTGCCGCTGAGTAGAGACTGGGCGGCCCGGCAAGGTGGAAATCGGCGATCGTATGGCCGTGGTTGAAAACCTTCAGGTCATCGAGCGTCTGGTTGTAGTTGATCGACAAAGCTCCAGAGATCCCGTCGAACTGGATCACGTGCGGGCCTAGGCCGGAGAACCCCAGAGAAGCATGGAACTTCTCGGACGAGGTCTCGGGCTGGTGTATGAACTGGGGGGATGGTGCGAACTCCAGCATCCCGGCCCCGATGTTGATACCGTCACCGCCGGCTGGCGTTGCCCCGGCAATGACCAGATCGCCGCCGTTGATGACGTTGATGAAGTTGTTTCCTCGGGTGCCATGCTGCACGAGATTGGCATCGACCGTCATTTTGCCGCTGATGGAAATCGGCCCATAGACGTTTAGGTTGCCCATTTTCGCTGTGGACGAAAGCACGGTGAATTGTGGCTGGAAGTCCGGCAGCCCGAATAGGTTGACCGTCGATGATCCATCCATCGTGACCGGAGCCATCCAGTTGCCGGTACCGAGCACGTTCAGGGTGCTGGATTTCAGGACGACGCTTTCGCTCTGCCCTGCTGCGCCGGCGGTTATCGTCGAGTGGTTTCGAGCGACGACCGAGGCAACGCCGTCGATCTTCGCAGCGGCCAGGTAGGAATGCGACATCGTCATGTTGGCATTGGTAACGACGGTGCTGCCGGCCAGGGTGAAGCTCGAATTGGTCAGCGACGACGCGCCGGACACGATTACCGATCCAGCACCCCCGGTCATCGTCAGCGTGTAGTTGGTAAGCTGGAACGGCCACCATAGGAGGTTAAGGCCGCCGAGGGGGATCGACTGGCTGTAATGGCCAGGCGTTCCGCTGAAAATCATGGATGTCGGCTTAACCACTTGGGTATTCTTTCTTAGGTTGAGTGTCGGTATGGTTATTCAGGATTTGGCCTAGGCTGTATAGAACGTTCCGGTTTTCATCGATCATGCGGCGTACCACGTCGGCTGTAGAGATGCCCAGCCGTTCGGCCTCTGCCCGGAGATATTCCATCTGGGGCTCGGTGAAGCTTACACTCGTGCGGATCATGTGGTGTATGTATGCACCACATTAGACGGATGCAAGAGGCGTGTGTGATTTTCGACTGGCGCAATCCAAATTATTCGGAGGTGTTTCAAAAACGCCTCAACCAGCTCGCCGTCATCCGCTCCAATCTTCATAATCCTGCGGTGATGAAGGATCTGAAGGCGTACTACCGCAGCCACCCAGCCGACTTCATCAACGACTGGGGCATCATCGTATCGCCGAAGAACGTCGAGCTTGGCCTGCCATCAGTGGTGCCGTTCCTGCTCTATCCGCGGCAGCGTGAGTGGATCGAGTGGGTTCATGAGCACTGGAAAGGCCAGAAGCCTGGCCTGACCGAGAAAACCCGTCAGATGGGCTTTTCCTGGCTAGCCATGGCGATGAGCTGCACGCTATGCCTATTTCACGAGGGCATGGTCATCGGCGTCGGCTCCCGCAAGGAAGCATACTGCGACGTCATCGGCGATCCGAAGTCGCTGATCGAGAAGGGGCGCCTCTTCATGCGCAACCTGCCGCTGGAGTTCCGCGGCGGCTGGGAGCCTAAGAGCCACGCACCGCACATGCGGCTGATCTTTCCCGAGACCGGGGCGCTGATCGCTGCCGAGGCAGGTGACAACATCGGTCGCGGAGCTACCACGTCGCTTTATTGGGTGGACGAGAGCGCTCATCTTGAGCACCCGGTGATGACCGAGGCGTCTCTATCGCAAACCACCAACTGCCGGATTGACATATCGACCCCCAACGGCCTCGGAAACCCGTTCGCGCAGAAGCGGTTTGGCGGCAATATAGACGTATTTACTTTCCACTGGACAGATGATCCAAGTAAAGACCAGGATTGGTATGAAAAGCAGGTAGCAGAGAAGGACCCTGTTACTGTAGCGCAAGAGATAGACATAAACTATTCCGCCTCGGTCGAGGGTGTTCTTATCCCGAACGCTTGGGTGATGGCGGCGATGGATGCGCACATCAATCTAGGCATTACCCCGACTGGTAGCCGGGCCGGCGCGCTCGATGTCGCCGACGAGGGAAGCGATCTCAATGCGTTCTGCGGTGCGCATGGCATCGCGATCGAGATGCTGGAAGAATGGAGCGGCAAGGGTGACGATATCTTTGGCACTGTGCAGCGGGCTTTTGGCATTTGCGATGTGGAAGGCTACCGCGAGTTTCGGTATGACGCCGATGGCCTCGGGGCCGGCGTGCGTGGTGATGCGCGTATCATCAACCAAGAGCGTAAGATGGTCGGGCGGGAACTCTCAGTCATTCCCTTCCGCGGGTCGGGTCCTGTCCACGATCCCGAAGGCGAAGACGTAAAAGGCCGGCTGAACAAGGACTTCTTCGCCAACGCCAAGGCGCAATCGTGGTGGTCGCTGCGAACGCGCTTTCAGAAGACGCATCGGTGGATTGTCGGGATGGAGAGATGCAATCCAGACGATATCATCTCGATCCCGCGGGCTATGCCGAACGCGATGAAGCTGATGATGGAGCTATCGCAGCCGACGTTTACGGTGAACCCGGTGGGCAAGATCGTGGTCGATAAGGCGCCCGAGGGTGCGAAGTCTCCGAACCTGGCGGATGCGGTGATGATACGGTTCTGCGTTGGGCACCGGCCGATGAAGATCAACGCTGAGGCGCTGATGCGGATGGGGATCAGGGTGTGAACTGAGTGGCCAAGACCAAGGAGAAGCCACCCAAGCTAACCAAGCCGCCAGTCCAGCCCGCCCAGGACACCAAGCCCCAGGGCATGCGTATCCGGGCCGACGCTGTGGCGGCCACAGCACCGCGGCAGGCGTTCGCGGACTTCTCCCCCGCGCGACCGCCCAAGGGTGTCATACCCGAGGGTGCCCGGCCCATGGCGCTCGACGACATCGGCCAGGCGATGTTCAGCGACTACGGCAGCTTTGGGTTCACCGGCCAACGTTGGCTAGGCTTTCCCTACCTCGCTGAGCTGACACAGATCCCAGAATACCGCCTCGTCTCTGAGACCATCGCCAAGGAGATGACCCGGAAATGGATCACCATCAAAGCCAAGGGCGACGCGGACAAGTCGGACAAAATCCAAGCCATTGAGGACGAAATTAAGCGCCACAAGGTGCAGGATAAATTCCGCCGCCTGGCCGAACTCGATGGCTTCTTCGGCCGCGGCCATCTGTTTATCGATACCGGCGTTGTCGAGGATGAACTGCTCACCCTGGAATTACGACTGAAACCAGCGCTGTTCAAAAAGGGCTCGCTAAAGACCTTTCGTGTCGTCGAACCGATGTGGGCCTATCCCAGCCGCTACAACGCGAATAACCCGTTCGCTGACGATTTCTATCGCCCTGAGACATGGTACGTGTTGACCAGGGAGGTGCATCGCACCCGGTTCCTGACCCTGGTCTCCCGCGAGATGCCAGACATGCTCAAGCCAGCCTTTTCCTTCGGCGGGCTCTCCATGTCGCAGATGATCAAGGAGTCCGTGGAATACTGGCAGAGCGCTCGCAGCAGCGTTTCCCGGCTGATCAAATCGTTTTCGACCAGCGTGCTGAAGACCGATATGTCGTCGATCCTGAACGATGGCGCTGAGACGATAGTTCGGGGCCGTGCCGCGTTGTTCAACAACTTTCGTGATAACTCCGGCTTGTTCATGCTGGATCGTCAGGAGGAATTCGAGAACGTCAGCGCGCCGCTCGGCACACTCGACCATCTCCAGGCGCAGGCGCAGGAACACATAGCAAGTGTTTGCGGGATTCCACTTATAGTATTACTTGGTATTTCTCCAAGTGGGCTTAATGCTACAAGTGAAGGCGAGCTTCAGGTGTGGGCGCAGCGGGTGCATTCCATGCAGGAGCACCTGTTTAACGAACCGATCAAGGTAGTGCTGGAGGTCATCCAGCTCGACCAGTTCGGCGCGATCGACCCCGATATCTACTTCGACTTCGAGCCTCTGAAGGAAGCCAGCGAAGAGGATAAGGCCAAGGCTGAGCGGTTCGATGCCGAACGTGATCAGCTCTATGCCAATATCGGTTGGATCGGGCCGGATGAGGGACGCCAGAAGCTGGCCGCCCAGCCGGACAGCCCCTATTCCGCGATCGACTTTTCCGCGCCGCCGCCGGTGTTGCCGCAGTTTGAGCCGGACCCGCTGAACGACAAAGAAGATTCTGGTGCGAGCGCGGAGAGCGGAGCGGATAAATGACCTGGATAAGTATAGCCGTCACAGTCGTCGCTCTTGGGCTGGCTATTTGTTGGTTTGCCCTGCTCTTTTGGATGGTTATTGCAGCATTCTTGAAGCTAATAAGCCCATTCAGAAGGAGCGATGAGACGCATCGGCTTCGCTGGAGCAATCGCCATTTCGGACAGAACGAATGACTGACCTAGCGCCCCCTTTTGTGCCGAGCGGTCGGCCGCCGATCGCGCTCAAACGGTTGCCGATATCCTCGCCGACTTGCGCGCCCATCGCGTAGATGGAGTGGTAGCTGCGGAGATCCGAGAGGCCGTGGAGCAGGAAGAGGAAGGCAACCGATTGGCAAAAGAGCGGCCATGGGTTGCGGTGGCTGTGCTAGGTATGATCCTGGCAGCGCTGCTCGTGTTACGCTGTTGGGGTGTGATTTAGAGATTGGCTCCCTTCTTCTGGGAAGGGACGCCGATACCGGGGACACTCGACCGTCTCCGGTGCTACAGGGCTGCTCCTTTCCGGAGGACGCCCTGCTTCATGTTACGTTTCCTCCCGTTAAACTCCCCCGCGTTTCGTCACGGTCACGCGGGGGGATTTTTCCTTCAGGCACTGTTTGAGCCATTCAGATGCGCAGGATAGGCCACTGATTTTGCATTTCGTGACCGAATACTGGCACTGGCTGGTCTGCGGCTATCACTGGCAGACCGGCGACGGGCATTGCCGTATCTGTGGCCAGCGGCGGTATTAGGGTGGGTGGCGATGAGACCTCGAATTGGCCCTCCAATCCGTGCCAACTCAGGGATCGAGGCTTCCTATCGCAAGCGGCTGGAATGCCTGGTCGAGGAGATGAACCGGTCCATCCTCTACTGGCTCACCGCACGCTGGCGCGACAACCCGCCGCACATTGCCACAGACGAGAGTTGGGACAGCAAGCTACGCCGTACTATGCGGGTGCTGAGCAAGCGTTGGCAGGATCGCTTTGACGAGGCAGCGGACGAACTGGCGAAGCGCTTTGCCGATCAGGTCACACGCCACACCACGGCGCGGATGCAGGACATTCTCGCCAAGGGCGAAGTGCCGACTGTCCAGTTCCGGATGACGGCCAACACCCGGCGCGTCGTCAACGCGGTGACGCAGGAGAATGTTGGGCTTATCCGGTCGATCGCGAGCGAACACCTTTCGGCCGTCCAGGGCATTGTGATGCGCTCCGTCGCCACTGGGCGCGACCTGGGGACTTTGGCGAAGGAACTCGAAGCCCGGTTCGATGTTCCGCGGAAAAGAGCGGCACTTATCGCTCGGGATCAGAACAATAAGGCCAGCGCCGTCATAACGCGGGCGCGGCAGGCCGAAGCGGGGATCACGCAAGCGGTGTGGGTCCACTCGACGGCCGGCAAGGTTCCCCGGCCAGAGCATGTGGCGTTTGCCAAGGGCCAACTCGGCGGCCCGGTCTACGATGTGGCGAAGGGCGCGTATCTTGAGGGCGTCTGGACCTGGCCCGGATGCGAGATCAACTGCCGGTGTTATTCGAGGCCAGTGTTGCCGGGATTTTAAGTTAGGAGACGTATCGTGTCAGGCACTACTACCATTCCCAACGATCCCAACCCCACGCTACGGGCGGAACTAATCGCGGCATTCGTCGTGCTGAAACCGCAAATCCGCGGCCTCCAGGATCTGGCAACGACGTCTGTATCGGCTGAGCTAAAAAACCAGATCAGCACTCAAACAAGTGCCAGGGTAAACCGGCAGACGCTCATACAGGCGGTATTGAGCGCCCTAGATACGGTTGTCAGCAAGATTGAAGCGTTACACGCTGATGGCTATCCGGCGTTGCCAAATGCAACAATGCTTGGATCACTATTCTCCGAGTTGCAAGAAGAAACCAGCGATCTTGAAGCAGCGATTGCGGTATTTGGACCCGAACGCGCAGCAAGCATGTCTATTGGATTGGGCGCTCCAGTAGACAAAACCCCAAGTCCGTAATCCCATTCCACAAAAGGAGCTAGATATGGCCAACGCTAACACCAGCCAAATGTTCAATGCGACCCTCGCTATCGTCGATTCAACGGGAGCAGCCGCCCGTGTTGATGGGGTGCCCGTTTGGGCCACGTCGGACGGCACAATCGTTTCCGTAACCGCCGCCGCCGACGGCATGAGTGCTACTATTCCGTGTGTCGCACCCGGCACCGCACGTGTTTCCGTTACGGCCGATGCCGACCTTGGCTCGGGCGTTCAAACGATTACCGGCGTGTCTGAGGACATCGTTGTCACGCTCGATCCGGCGCATGTCGCGTCGGTCATGACGCTGACTCTCAGCGCGCCTGTGCCGAAGGCTTAACGCACCCCTCTTAGGAGCCACCCCCCATGTTGCTGATCATCATCGTTTTGATATTGTTGTTCGGCCTGGGGGGCGGCTACTGGGGCCATAACGCTGGCTATTATGGCGGCGGCGGTTTTGGCATCATCGGCCTTATCGTCATCGTGCTGGTGCTGTTCCTGCTGTTTGGGGGCGGTGGTTTTGGCCTCCGCTACTGACCATCCCCATGACCTTCGCTCAAATCCAGGCGATCCTGAAGGCGCACAACGAAACGCCGGACGGCAAGGCGATTCTGATCCTGCAATTGGTGTCGGCGAGCGTGTCTGCCCATGCCAACGAACTGTCTGTTGCAATAGCGAAGTTCGATAAGACCACGGAACTGAAGATCGTCAGGGCCATGCGAGATGATGCGACAAACATGCTGACGGCGGCGAAGGAGGCCGCAACCGCGCCCACAAGGCCGGGGATTTAGATGCTGACTTCCCCGAACGGCACAGTCGTAGCGGCTGGTTCTGGCGGCGTCATCACCGATGCAGCGGGGCATCGCTGGACGATCTCGTCACAATTCGCTGTCCTGAAAAATGGGCGCATGGCCGGATATACGGGGTATGTGGCCGAGATAGCCTATGTCAGCGGGATCGTGTGGCACGAGAATACCGGCGGGCAGTGGTATTCGTGGAACGGTGCCGGGTGGGTCTTCGGCGATAATCCACTGCCGGTGGAACCAACAGACCAAGTTCTGACTATCGTCGAGCAAATACTTGCTACGCTTATTACAACTCAAACTACGGTGGACGAGATCATGAGTGCAACAACAGCAGTCCAAGCCGACATTGCTTCCATGCAGGCATCGCTTGCAACGATCGCGACCGACATCACGGGAATAACCGATATGCTCGGTAACATGGATACGAGCGGCCTACCTGCCGAGGATCAAGCCAATCTGGACAGTGTCACCCAATCGCTTGCGACGGTGGCGAGCCAGTTGACCGCTCTGGCATCACCGGCACCAGCCCCAACGCCTGCGCCGACCCCTGATCCAAATGCGTGATGAGGCTGCCAAATGCAGCGCAAGGCAGAGTGGGACACGTTGCTTGGGCGTCGCCTCTATGACGAGGGGCTGACGTACAAGGACATTGCCGAACGCTGTCAGACGACACCTTGCGCGGTCGCTGGATTTGCTCACCGCTACTGGCCAACCCGCGCTGGCGACGAACGCTTCGCCAATCGCTACGCGAAGATCAAGCGTTTCTCTTCGAAGCGGGCGGAAGCACTGGCACCTCCAAAAGCGAAGCCCCTCGCTCCAGGTGCGCCCACGCTTCCGCCGCTGCAATCGCTGAGTTTCGGGGATTAGTTTCCCGCATTTGGATCATTACAATGTCGGAGATGCCGCAGGATAGGATTGCGCTTGACCGCGGCTCTGTGCGCACCGTCGATGTTGATGGGCACCTCCATGTCTCGCTGAATCCAATCAGTAAGGCCAATATCTGCCCGTATTACGGGTCCGAAATTCCGGACGCCGAAGCTCTTGGACTTAAACCGGATCGGATCTACCAGCTTTACCGGCATCCGGATGAGCTACAGAAAGCGGCCAAGACCTTTGACGGCAAACCGCTCCTCATCGTTCACAAACCTCAATCAGCGGACGACCATTCCCGCGAATTGACGGTCGGTGCGGTCAAAAATCCGGTCTGGGATGCGCCATTCCTCAAGGCTGAACTCGATGTCTGGGACGGCGAGGCGATTACCGGAATCCAAGAGGGAGACCGACGCGAACTCTCCTGCGGATACCGCTACGTAGCAGATATGACACCAGGAGAGATCAATGGTGTCAGATATGACGGCGTGATGCGCGATATTGTCGCAAATCATGTTGCTTTAGTACAAACCGGACGTGCCGGTGCAGATGTCGTGGTTGGCGACAGTGCAATCCAACCTCAACCCAAGGAGTCTGAACGAATGGAGGCGACCCCACTTCCCAGGTCGGTTCGGGTCGCGGCAATCGCGCTCGACGCCTACTTACGCCCGAAGCTCGCTAAGGATGCGAAAATCGATCTGGACACGCTGCTCACCGGCAAGACCGGGAAGGCGTGGGTTACCAGCAAGCCGCAGATCAAGCTGGGCTTGGATGCTGCGGTCAAGGGCAAGCTGGCCAAGGACGCCGACATTTCCGATGTGATCGAAATGCTCGACCGGCTCGACGACGTGGTGGACGAAGAAGAGAACGATATGACCCCGCGCGCTGCTGACGCAACCGGCGCGCTGTCCGAGGATGAAGAGGCGACATACCAGTCGTTGGCCAAGCGCCGCGCCGAAGGTGCGGAGGCTGCTGCAGAGGACGCCGAAGAAGACGACGACGACGAGGAAGAGGAAAATAAGAAGAAAAAGGCTCCTCCGTTCGAGTCTAAGGATAAGGCCAAGGATAAGGCAGCGAAAGACAAATCGGCAAAGGATAAGCAAGCAAAGGATGGCGAGATGATTACCCAGGCCGCAATGGACGCAGCAATTGCGGACGTGGCGAAAAAGACCGAGGCAGCGACCATCGCCCGCCTCACCGCGATCCGCGAGGCCGAGCGTGATGTGCGCCCATGGGTTGGCGAGATCGCGATCCCTCAGTCATCTGCTGCCGACGTCTACCGGCTGGCCCTCGATACGCTGAAGGTTGACGTCAAGGGCGTGCATCCCGACGCGTTGAAGCCCATCCTGATGGCCCAGCCGAAGCCAGGTGACGAAGAGCGGCGTCATCGCCCCCGCGTCGCCATGGATAGCGCAGACGCGGACACCAGGCGTGCGGCAATGTTTCCTAACGCAAACCGTCTGATGGGGAGCTAGGACCATGGTATTCCAGCTATCTGTAAACGTCACGCAAGCGCCGGCTCAGGCAGGCGATTTTGCCAGTTCGAACCCGCGTCACTCCGCGCTCGTCACCGAGGGCGGCTATGTGGCGGGTGCCGGCGGTCTCACGATCGGCCTTTTCGCATGGGCTGACACCGCGACCGGTCAGGTTCTCCTGAACACAGGTTCAGGTGCTCCGACCGGCTTCGTTCATCGCGAGATGCAGGCGATGATCACTGCGTATCTAGGGTCCGCTGGCTACGTCATCCCGGCAGGGTTTGGCGTGGGTGGCCTATTCGATGGTGGCGATTTCTGGGTCAAGAACGCCGGCGCTGGTGCCGTTACAATCGGCATGAAGGCGTTTGCCAACAACACGAACGGAACTATTTCTTTTGCCGCGCCCTTGGCGACGGTCGGCGGATCAACCGAGACAAAATGGTACGCCTTTTCGAAGGCTGCGACTCTTGAACTCGTAATGATCACTAGCACGCCACCGGGTTAAGGAGCGGCCTCAATGTCATACATGAACACACAATTTGCTCAGGATCGCTCGTGGTTGGAGTCCGAATGGGGGATTCACGTCCTCGGGGAGGACTATCTCAAACCACAGTGGAAGCGAAACTTTGAGATGGCGTTGGATGCGCAGCCCGTGCTGCTCACCACGCCGAACGCCGGCATCCCGGCTTGGTTCACGACGTTCGTTGATCCCGAGATCGTTCGCATTCTCCAGACCCCGAACCTTGGAGCACAGATCCTTGGTGAGAAACAGATGGGGGCTTGGACCGATCAGACTTTCTACATCCAGGTCGTTGAGAACACCGGCTATGTGAACTCCTACGGCGACTTCAACGCTGGTGCCAGGTCGGAGGTCAATGTCGATTGGGAAGCGAGGCAGGAATACAAGTTCCAGACCATCATCGAATATGGTGATTTGGAAGTTGAGCGGGCGGCGCTCGCAAGGCTGAATCTGGTTTCCGAGAAGCAGATTTCGGCGGCCAAGACGCTCGATAAGTTTCTTGATTTCACCTACCACTTCGGGGTCGCGAACCTTCAGAACTATGGCTTGCTGAACGATCCATCGTTGCCGGCCGCTCTTACGCCGACGACGAAGGTTGGCCTGGCTGGAAGTACCACAAAATGGGTGAATGCCGGCGCCATCAACGCCACAGCGGCCGATATATACGCCGATTTCCAGTTGATGTTTAACGCGCTGTCAACGACCTCGGGAGGTCGGATCACGGCAAACTCTAGGTTCAAGCTGGTGTTGCCGAACAACGTCGCCGGTGCGTTGACGGCTGTGAACAGCTTCGGCATCACGATCCGGGCCTTTATCAAAGAGTCATTTCCGAACGTGGAGATTGTCATCGACCCGCGCTATGCGACGGTCGCGGGCAACGTGGTGCAGCTATGGGCGATGGACTTTGACGGCAATGATACGGGGTTCTGCGCATTCAACAACAAGTTGCGCGAATTTCCCGTTGTTCGTGCGCTGTCTGCTTACAGTCAGAAGCGCGCCGCTGGAACTTGGGGCGCGATCATTAAATATCCGCTTGCCGTTTCCCAAATCCTGGGGATCTAATACATGCCAGGCGGCACAGTTACTGTTGCATGTAAAATCCCGTGCGGGTTCCAGATGCAACTATTTAGAATGGAAGACTACTATGAGCCGGTGATGGGCAGGGATGGAAGCGGCAGCAGGCTTATCCAGCGTGCCTTTCCACTCGGTGATCCAGTCAAGCTGCACGGTCCAGCTCGTGCCATTGGCAAAGATGTGGAGCATGAAATCAAGTACGGCGTCGGCCTCACGCACGGGGTTGACGCTGATTTCTTTGCGGCGTGGATGGATGCGAACAAGGACTCTGATGTGGTCAAGGGCGGCCACATCTTCGCCCATGCGAAAACGAACGAGGTCGTAGCGGAAGCGAAGGACAAGATTTCGCTCAAGACCGGTCTTGAGCCGCTTGACCGCAACAATTTGCCGCCCGAGTTCCAGCAGATCAAGACAGCCGTAGGAGGTTGATATGACAGACAAAGGTGTGACCGTCGCCAGTCACGCGCCGATGGCGATGACCATCAGCGCGCTTGATGAGGGCAAGAATGGCATGATGAAATCGCACGGAATCCATGGCAATCGCCACCATGGCGCGGTTAGCGGCATGGGTATCACCCGCGGCGTGGAGCCAGGTCTGGTCGATCGATGGCTGAAAGAGCACCCGGAGCATGGCCCGACGGATACCGACCCCTTAGGCATGTTGCACGTGGTTTCGGACGACGATCTGAAGAAGCACCAGGAGGCTACCGAACAATACGGGTTCCAGCCGGGGATTGATCAGATCGATACCGCTGGCCAGGCCGAGGGCAGCTTGGAGACCGGGCACGCTTCGACTGTGGACATGGCCGCAGTCAGCTATGAGCCGGTTCAAGAACCGAGTGGAGCCGACCCTGTGCTGGCTCAGCAGGAAAGGGTTCATGACCATTCGGCCACGTTCGGTAACTTAAACCACGAGAAGGTCTGATGACCCAATCACCCGACAAATCGCTTCTAACGGCTGGATCGGCTGGCACGATCACCGACGCCCAAGGCAACACGTTCGAGATCTCGCCGATGACCGTCACCGGCGACACCGAGAAGCGCGGCACCGAGGTCCACTTCCTGGCCGATGAGACGATCTTCTCGAACATCGACTTCCACTA